ACACCTACTGCGACGGTACAAGTCGTAAAAGTAAGCCATGAGTATCGGATGTCACAATCAAAAGATGCTAAAGATATGATGGGGTACGAAGATTCACTCTATCAGGGGAAATGGTATAAGAAAAAATGGGAGGATACTCGTAAGTGCATTATGTACGGTGAATCCCGATTCAACTATAGATCAGCAAACAAAACCTCATCTGCCAGAGGCGCGTATCAATTTTTAGATCGTCAATGGAGAGACAGCTTAGTTTGGATGATGCTAGAGGAATCAAAGGAATCAAAAGATGGCTTGTCTAAAAATATTAAAAAACTAAGAAACAAGCCAATTCACGATTGGAATAGGTACTATCAGGATCGTGCCTTTTTTACAGCGTGGAGAAACAGCTCTGGAATGAAACACTGGTATCAGTTTAATTCCAACTGCATGTAGTTCGGTGGGGGTAGGAAAACCAATTATTAGGTGGCAACAATCCTACCCCAACCACTGCTATAATTACCAATGAAAAGGAAATGGTAAAAATGGAAAACGAAATTGTCTTGCATCTAGAAGAAGTAAACCGCGTAGCCTCTGAGTACATTAAGGGGAACGACGAGTCAGCCATAGCCATAGCCTTGAGGATACCTAGAAACCGCGTAGTCAGTCTTTTGAACGAGTGGAGGAAGATGGTTTCAAACAACGAAGCCATTAGATCGAGAGCTAGGCAAGCCCTGGCAAGCGCAGACCAACACTACTCAGGACTAATAAAGAGATCGTATGAGGTTATTGAAGATGCGGAACAGGCACAAAACCTTGGAGCAAAGACAAATGCCATTAAGCTGATACTTGATATAGAAACCAAAAGAATTGAGATGTTGCAAAAAGCTGGTCTTTTAGAAAATAAAGAACTCGCAGATCAACTCTTGGAACAAGAAAGAAAACAAGACATACTTTTGGGGATATTAAAAGACGTTGTGGGGCAGTGCAGGACCTGTAAGCCTGAGGTAGCCAGAAAGCTAGCTGGCTACGGAGGACCGGATGAGGTTGTAACAATATGAGCATAGACTTTAATGACTTTTTAGGGGTGCTTGACGATGATCCGTTTGAAGAAGTACCAGTTGATTTTGAAACATTTGTCTATAGCGATGATTATCTAGCCCAACCTATACTTTCAGACATCCAGAGAGATCTTGTAGAGGCTATGAGTCAAATATTCAGATTGGAAGACTTGCAAAGATTTTTGGGGGAAGATGAGGGATACAAGCATTACAAGAAATACACAAAGTCAGAAGTAATCTTGCAACTGGGAAAGGGGTCAGGAAAAGATCATACCTCTACGATTGGCTGTGCATACCTTGTGTATAAGCTTCTATGCTTAAAAGACCCAGCAAGATACTTTGGCAAGCCACCTGGAGACGCCATTGATATTATCAACATAGCGATTAACAGCGAGCAGGCAAAGACTGTTTTCTTTAAGGGATTTAAGAACAAGATTGCAAGGTCACCATGGTTTTCTGGAAAGTATGACTCAAAGGTAAACAACATTGAGTTCGACAAAGCCATAACCGTATACTCTGGCCACTCGGAAAGAGAGGGTCACGAAGGCCTAAACTTAATCCTAGCAATCCTTGATGAGATTTCTGGATTCGCTCAGGAGTCATCAAGCGGAAACGAAAATGCCAAAACTGGTGATGCCATCTACAAAGCCTTCCGTGCATCGGTTGACTCACGATTCCCGGACTTTGGCAAGGTGGTTCTTCTATCCTTTCCTAGATATCCAGGTGACTTCATATCCAAGAGGTATGATGCCGTGGTATCTGAAAAAGAGGTAGAGCACAAAACCCACACCTTTGTTATTAATGATGACCTCCCGCATGATAGCCCAGACAACAACTTTACCATCGAGTGGGAAGAAGATCACATTCTTTCTTATAAGTATCCAGGAGTCTTTGCCATCAAGAGATCAACCTGGGATGCCAACCCAACGAGAAGCATTGATGACTTTAAGATTGCTTTTATGACAGATTATGGGGATGCTATGCAAAGATTTGCCTGTGTGCCATCCTTTGTTTCAGACGCATTCTTTAAACAAAAAGAGAAGTTGGAAAAGGTGATGTGCCTACACAACCCTGTGGATAACTTTAAGAGGCTTGAGGCAGCCTTTAAGCCACAAGAGGGCGTCAAGTACTTTCTCCACGCTGACCTTGCCCAAAAGCACGACAAGTGCGCTATAGCAATCTCTCATGTAGATAAGTGGGTACAGGTAAGGACGTTTAACGACTATACGCAAACTCACCCATTTGTTATTGTTGATGCAATCGTTTGGTGGGAGCCGCACAAGGAAGGGCCAGTAGACTTGTCAGAAGTAAAAAACTGGATTGTTAACTTTCGTAGAGACGGCTATGAGATCGGCTTGGTCACGTTCGATAGATGGCAGTCTTTTGACATCCAGCAAGAACTTAAAAGTGTCGGGATAAAGACAGACACTCTTTCCGTAGCAAAGAAGCACTATGAAGATCTAGCCATGCTTGTATACGAAGAGCGCGTTCTTATGCCCCATATAGACATCCTGTTAGAAGAGATGAGTCAGCTCCGCATCGTCAGTGATAAGAAGGTGGACCATCCAAGAAAAGGATGTTTTACTGGGGACACACTAGTTCCGCTACTTGACGGAACAGACCAGACAATGGAAAGCCTTGAGGGGTCAACTGTCTGGGTGTACTCCTACGACATAGAGAGTGGTTTTGTAGTTCCCGCAAGGGGAACAGTAAAGAAAACCTGGGATACCTATACTCTCGTAAGGGTTGTCCTTGACAGTGGTGCTGTTATCAACTGCACACCTGATCATTTATTCTTGCTCAGGTCTGGAGTATACAAAGAAGCCCAGCACTTACGAATAGGAATAGACAGAATCATGCCACTCAATAGGCACTATCCAATGAATGGTGGATATGAGGGCATCTCCTGGAAGGATAGCCACAAGAGGCCAACACACAGAGTCATTGCTGAGTATGTTTACGGAGATGTGTTGGATACAGACAACGTTGTTCATCATCTAAATGAAAATAAGATAGACAATAGACCAGAGAATCTTTCTGTTATGACGAAACGAGAACATGCCTCCATTCACGGAAGAGAGGTAGATGACTATAAGCGTTCGGCAATGTCAGAGGGTACCATAAAGTTTAATAAGCTTGACAGCACCAGAAAAATGAGGAGTGACAGTCAAAAGCTGATCACAAAAGAGGAGCGTGTTCGAAGATCAAAGCTAAGAAGCGGATACAGATCAGACATAACTATAGATAAATTAATAGAGGTTCGAGCCGATCACGAAGCCACCAATGCAAACATGGCATCAAAGATATTGGATTGCGGAAGAAATGTTGTTCTTCGGGTGTTGCTAGAGCATGGCTACAGTAGTTGGGATGACTTTGCTGTTCCCGTAGGAGATAACCACAGGGTCAGAAGTGTGACCCACATAGTGGTGAACGATGCGGTGCCAGTCTACGACCTTGAGGTCCCCACGCATCATAACTTTGCTCTTACCTCGGGAATCTTTGTCCACAACTCAAAAGATTTAAGTGATGCCGTCACTGGGGCGGTATACAATGCGATTGCACACAGCCCTCGCAACACCAACCAAGAAATATCGATCCACTCCTACAGCTCTTCCAACAAAGAAAGAATAGAAAAGGAAAAGTCTGAAGGGGTTATTGAACCACCAAAGGCAACACCAGAGGTTCGTGAATTTCTCTCGAACATGGGTCTTATCTAATATAAGTAAAAGGAGAAAAAATGTTAACTGCGTTCTTAATAACCACAGCATTTCTTTTTGTGGTATCCGTTTTGAGTAACTCTGTCTACATAGCAAATAACTTTTCAGAAAGGAAGACGGCATCTATTATTGGGTTGATCATCTACACACTCATGTTTTCCTGGAGCATGTTGTTGATCTTTGACCAATATTCCTGACAAGGTGATACAATCATCTTGTGAAGATAGTAGTGATGCAACTAGACAAGAGAAGGTTCTCCGCAACACTTTACATCAATGATGAAAGAGTAGCGTCTTCTGTAGAGCCAAGACCTGGATGTGCAATAAGAACAGTTTTAAATCAAGTGCAATTAATGCATGGCCCCCCAGCAGGTGGCTTAGCTATAACAATCGATGGCTGGTAAAGGTGGTACAATTATAATATGGAATATTCGTTATTTGATCAGAATGAGTCTGACCCGAACACCCTGGAGGGTGTCGTTTCAGAAATTGTAAACCCGGAGAGTGTATCTATTGAGGTGGTAGAGGAATTAGTAGATTCCGACTACACAAAGGTAGACGAGTCCGACATAGATTGGGAGACACTGTAATGGCAAAACTTTGTGCAGCAGGGGTAACCCTCAGAAACCAAATAAATAAAGAGTGGCCTAAGAGAGATAAATCTAGCGATGGCTGGATCGGAGATGCAGCACATGCAGCAAGAGACGGCTGGGGTACTAACGGAAAGGGCAGTTTTCACAATCCGGACCCTCGGGGGATCGTCCACGCGATAGACGTTGATGAGTCCTTTGGTCCAGGTTGGAAAAGGGGTACCACTGCAAAGAAGTTTGCAGAAGAGCTCGCTACATACTGCAGAGAAGGAAAAGACAATGGCAGAATAGCCCATATAGTCTATGAAGATCAAGTGGCTTCAGCTACAAAAGATAACTGGAACTTTAGAGGATCAGGTTACTCACATTTTCAACACATCCATATTAGCTTTACTAATAAGGCAGACTTTGGTGGAAAGATGTTTTTTCTTCCAATGTTCGAAGATGAGTTTCCAGTTAAAAAAGCACCAGTCAAACCAAAGCCATCTAAGACCTACCCAGGAAGGGATAGATTAGACTTCGGTTCCAGAAATGGTGACGTAAAGGATCTTCAGAAAAAGCTAATATCAAAAGGATTTAAGATACCAGCAGGGCCGACAGGTTTCTATGGATCACAAACAACAGAATCAGTCAAGGCTTTCTATGCTTCCCTGGGGAAAAACAAGAATGGCATGGTGTTCGATCCATCTGCATGGAAATCTCTGTGGAGTTGACAAACACCATTCTTTTTGATAAAATTTAACATAAGGAGTTGGTTGTATGCTTCGCGTTGCCCTGATATCATTTGATCCATCCATTAGCTTCTTAATATCAATAGTTATGGATCTTATCGGGTACCTGACAATAAGCAAGACAGACAAGTCATTTTTAAACATAGTAGAAGAGGCTGAAAAAGAAGTGGAAAGGGACAACGAGGGTATAAGCGTAGCTATTATTGAAGACAAGGCCTACTGGGTAGTAAATAATACATTCTATCAGGCAGATGTGGTTGATGGACAAGTAGATAGAGACACTTCTAAGCCAATAGATGCCTTTGCCATGTCAGCAGGAGACCTCGCCAAAATGCTTTATATATTAGATAATCTGGGAGAGGAGACACCGTGAACATAGTTGTTCAAGGAACAAAAGAATTTTCAGACTACAATGTTTTTATGAGGGCTATGGGGGTAGCCCTGTCTGGAATAAGAGATAAAGAGTTTAACGTGTACTCCGTTGGACCAGCACAAATAAACTCATTTACTTCTGAGTTTTGCAACATGTCAGAAAACAGCCTTAAGCAAAGGGGAATCAAAGTAAAGTTTTACCGCGTTCCCCAGTCCTTTGTAGAAGATAACATGAAAACGGTAGACTATGTTGCTTTTTTGTCTACTCCAAATCAAAAGCCATCAAAGCTCGTTGCATCTGCAGAGCTAAGTGGAGTCGAAGTCGGACTTTTCCGATACTAGGAAAATAAAAAAAACCCAAACAAACAAAACAGTCAGGAAAGACAATATGCTAATTAATGATTTAACAAAAATGGAAAAAATTGTTGCTTCTCGTTCAGATCTTGGATGGGTCGGCTGGGATGTGGTTAGGTATAAAAGAGGAAACTCTGCTCAGTTTAACAAGAATGGCGTAATCTGGAAGGGTCAATGGCATCACGCCAGTGTTTTTTTGATTACAGAGCTAGGTTGGAAAATACCAAGCTCAGTTATTGATGCCAATGTCTAAGTGGAGAGCCAAGGCCAAGTGTTTGGGAATGGACACCAACATCTTCTTCGACAAATATGAGGAAGACAAGAGCATGTCTGTCACAATCGATAAGTTTTGCCGCAAGTGCCCAGTTAGGCAGGAATGCTTTGCCGTAGGAGTTTCCAACAAGGAGTGGGGGGTCTGGGGCGGGGTCTATCTGAAAGAAGGAAAGATAGATAAAGAATTCAACCTGCACAAGGACAAGCAAGACTGGTTTGAAACGTGGAAGTCCTTGACGATGGAGGCCGAATGATTTACACCCCAAAAATAAAAGCAGCGGTAAGAAGAGTACCAGTACCTGCTGACTTCGCAATGGATGTTGTGGAGTACGATATGAACCCTCCCTACATTGGTCTTAGGTTTTATGAAAGTCATTGGAGGCACATGTCAGAAAAAGAAAGGCTTAAGTGCATTATCTATCTCCAAAAGATAAAGGTAATAATACAATCTCAGGGCATACCAGTCACCCTTGATCCGGTGTACGATGTCCCAGGTGGTCAAAGACTTTCATGAGCATCTTTGTTTCTGTTGCATCTTATAGGGACGATCAATTAAAAAAAACAATCGAAAGTTTAATTAAAAACTCTGAAAATCCAAAGGAGCTTCGTGTTGTAATACTGTCTCAAGATAAGAAGAAGTCTCACCCGTCGTTCCCTGAATATGAGAACGTAGAGGTGATTGAGATGGACTTTCGTGAAGCAAGGGGGGCTGGCTATGCAAGAAAGATCTTGATGGATCAGTATAGGGGGGAAGAGTTTTTCTTTCAAATCGACTCGCATGAAAGATTTTCCCCATTCTGGGACACGAAAATGATTAAGATGTTTCATGAAATTAGCAAAGAGTCGGGGACAAATAAGATAATCTTAAGTCAGTACCCAGAGCCATACATCCCCCACTCTGATGGAAGGGACTACTATCCAAAGAATGATGATGAGTTTTGGTCTCGGCCCACCTGGACAGCAGTAAAAAACAACTGGCACGGATCGTGGACTGGATCAAGGGTAGACCTTAAAGACAAGACAAGGCCCCAGGAGTCCCACAGTATTCTAGCGGGATACATATTTGCCCTCGGCAGCTTTGTTGAGGAGGTTCCGTATGATGAGCGTATATCCTTTATGGGTGAAGAGCTTTGTATTGCCATTCGTGCGTTCACGCGGGGATGGAAGATCTATGCTCCAAACGAAATGCTTGTTTGGCACTTCTATACCAGAAAAGACAGGGTAAAGCCTTGGAGTCAGATGGATGACTTGGCAAGAAATGTTAACTGGATTGACTTGGAGATGGATTCCAAGAAGATGCAGGAAAAGGTTCTTCGCGGTATAGAAAAAGGGGTGTACGGAATAGGTGATCAGAAAAAGTATTTAGAGTATCAGGAGTTGGTGGGGGTAAACTTTAATGATTTTTATGACAAAGGGATTCAGGAAAAAACGAACAAGTCACCTCTGATAGATGAAATGGATTTTTCAGAAAAGCCTAAGAGGAGTGGCTGGTGCGTAGGAAATGGTCACAAAGAATGCGAAACTCCAGGATGTGGATGTAAATGTCATTCTGAGGGGATCTTTTCTTTAAAAAGATAAATACACACCTTACACTTGACAGCAAGTGGCGATTGATGTATAATTTTTTAGTGAAAGAGTTCTACAAATACTCTGTATGATGAGAAATGCTCGTCTTACTATTGCAAAGGATGATAAAATGCTAGACGCTAGAGGAATACCAACAAGGGCTTGCCCAAACTGTGGATCAACCCTCTTTACCATACAGGCATCTTTTGATGAGGATTATGAAATTGCAGGATACCTTCTAAACGCAGAATGCTCTAGCTGTAAAACAAAGATAACAGCACCAACCCCACTTGATCTATTAGAGGTCTAATGGAACTGTATGCTAGAGTTTCTCCAAACCCAGGGGGGGTATTCAGATATTGCGTTACCTTGTGGAAATCAGAGGACGGAATTGAAAGTGTTTGGCTTGCTCGTAAGTTTTTTAGGTGTACGTCCTCAATTAAGTGGGCACAAAGAAAAATAATAAAGCACGGAATGAAGTCCGGAAGCACAATACTTATTAGAGAAAAAGACATTATAAGGAGAAGTTGGAATGACTAACGAAGAGCTATTACAGAAAACACTCAACGCGACCATCGAACGACTAGGACGCATGGCCATTAACTACGAAGCAGAAATTGCAAACCTTGGATCGCAAATCTTTTTGCTTAACAGCAAGATCAACTTACAAAACAAAAAAACTACAGAAGAGTAGTTGAGTTTCCACTTGACAACATCAATAACAATCTGTACAATATACCTACACACATAAAAGAGGAGATATAATGGATACAATGACTGAAGTTAAAGAATTGTCAAATGGATTAAACTCATCAGATCGTTGTGATGCATGTGGCAGTCAGGCATATGTGTGGGCAAACGGAGTGTCGGGAGATCTTTTATTCTGCCGACATCATTTTCTCAAAAGCGAAGAGAAGATTCGTGCGTGGGCCTTTGAGATTATTGACGAATCATACAAGGCTAACCAAAAATAAATAGTTTATGCCAGAGTCCCCTAGTGGCCGATGGGACCGATCTTGTAAATCGGTACAAAAACAACGCAGGTTCGAATCCTGCCTCTGGCTCCAAATACTTCGTTCGGCTATGATATAATGGTATTATGAGTTGTTTGGAATGTGGAAAAGAAACAAAAAACCCTAAGTTTTGCAGTCTTTCTTGTTCGGCTAAAACACAGAACAGGAATGTCTTAAGAAAAGATAAGACAAAGATATGCCATACTTGTGGTATTCAATTTGACTATGGGAATGATCCACATAGAAAATTTTGTGGTCATTCTTGTGCTGCAAAAGCAAGCAATGCGGGGCGTGTGAAAAAGAAAACATGCTTTCATTGCCAAACCCTATATTCTGGTTGTGGTAAGAAGTTCTGTTCGCCAAAGTGTATGGGACTATCAAAGAAAAAAACAATAATAGATGATTGGGAAAAAGACCCTTCATCAGCCACAAGGACTCAGGGGTTGTCCCCGACTGTCAGGAGACATCTGATGCAGCAATCGGGCAATCAGTGCTCTTTGTGTGCTTGGGGAGAAGTCAATCCGGTGACAGGAAGATCCCCTCTAGAGGTTGACCATATTGACGGAGACTGCTATAATAATGATTCGGGCAATCTAAGAGTTCTTTGTCCGAACTGCCACTCACTAACAGATACATACAAGGCCCTAAACAAGAA